GCAAACTGAATCATTGCATTTGCAAAAGCTTGTTCATCATTTGAATTTAATGCATCTAATAATTTTTTTTGTGCTTCCTGCTGGTCATTTTGTGTTTTATCTAAATTTTTAACTGGCATTAATATCACTCTCTTTCATTTAATTTTTTAAATGCTGTATTAAACATATGTGTAAATCTTTCTGACATATTTGGCATTTTATTTTTAATATTTTCTTTTTCATCATTTGCTGCCTTTAATTCTGATTCAACATACCAATGATGAATTCCCATATCCTCCATCCCATCAAATACAATTCCATATACCCATGTTAGAACAGCTTCTCTAACTGTACCTTCATTATGTCCTTGTATATGTGGAAGAATCGTTAAACCTACTCTATCATCAATATTAAATGCTGGTGACGAAGCATCATCCGGATAGACGCTAGTTGCATTCATTGCCCTATCCCATTGTTCTGGTACAGATGCAAAACCAGGAATTTGATTTGAAGAAGCTGAAACTCCAATAGAATTGTTGACACTATCTTCATCATTAGATTCATCTTTTGGGATTTCAACAGGATCAATCACTTTATCTGCTAACCCAAGTTCCACACATTCGTCCGCTTTAAGCCATGTTGTGTTATCAAGCAATTCAGTTAGATTTTCATATGTTCCGGTGAAACGTGCTTTATAACTTTCCTCAACAGCTCCATCCATTTTCGCTAAATCTTGTGAAAGCTTAAGTAACTGTGATGCATTGCCCTGAGCATATGTCCATGCACGATGAATCATCATCATTGTATTCCGAGGCATAAAAATAGCATCACCTGCCATAGCAATTAAGCTCGCTCCCGAAGCTGCTAACCCATCAATATATATATTTATAGTTTTATCTGACGATTTTAGGATATTATAGATAGCAATTGATTCAAATACATCTCCTCCTCCAGAATGAATATGAACATTAACCGTTTTTTCAGAAATACTATTCATTTGCCTAAGGATATTTGATGCTGTAATCTCTGACCACCATCCACCAATACTCCCATATAAAAACATATCTACCACACCAGATTCACTTGAATTTTGAAGTTTAAACTGTTGTGGTACTTTAATCATCTTCATTTTCATTAAGTTTCACCCCCTTCCACGGTTTCATTTTTACTGGCATCAATATAATTCTTTGTAACATATCTTCTGTTGGCCCATTCTTCATCAATACGCTCACCGCCAATCATTTCAATTATGTCATTTATAGAAAGTGCTCCTATAGCAAAGAGCTTATCAAGAGCAGTAGCCATATCATTTAAATCTGTAACTTTTATTTTTGTAGTATCAATCTTAAGATAAGATCCTCCAAGGTAATCATCTTTTCCATACATTTTTTTATTGAATTCAGCACTTATAAGTTCTACCAATGGATTAATACAAAACATAAGAAAATTATTGGTCTGACTTGATACATCTACAACGTCACCCTTAACCAGTCCCCTTGGAACATGAAAGCCTGTAGCTACAAAGTCAAATATATCATCTACAAGCGACCGAACATCTCTGCTATCTTGTTTGTTAACTCCATTTTTGCCAGCTCCTGAAGCATCTTCTAATTCATATCCTTGCTGCAATTGAAAAATGGCTCCAGCATTATTTGCTTCAAGCCATGGTTTAAATTGAGATGTCATCATTTCATTTATTTGAGTTTGTACAGCATTATTTTGTGCTCTTAAAAATTCACCTTTCATAATGAATCTTTTAGCATTTGACCTCTTATATATATCCTTGGCTGAAGATAAAATTGAGCCATAATCTTTATAGAAACTATTTATGACTTGCATAATGTCTTTATCATTCAACTTTAAATAAATAACATCAGATTCATTGAAGGAACTTGTAAATGTAAAATCACCAACTGTAACTTCTGAATACACAGAATCTTTCATTACGTATTCTTTAACATTAAAGCTGTCAGCTATAAAAAGCTGATTATTAGCCATTACAATAAGGCATTCATTCTCTCTGTATAACTTACTAACTAATTTTTTCTTAAATTCTGTAGCATTCTGATTTTTGTTTGGGGCTACATTTAATAGATAATAATTATCTTTTTTAACTGCTTTGCCTTTTTCCATGGTCTTAAATTCACATCTTACCAAAGCATTTGCAATAAGATTTATACAGGAATCTACAGCCATTCTTTTATATACTTCCGTAGCAAGAAGTGATACAAATATAGGCTCTATTCCTGAATCTGTACTTGTGCTAAATGGATTCCACTGATTTATCCAATCTACAAAACTCAACCTTTCACCTCCTATACAATAATTGGTTTTATTCCTGGTCCGCTTAAATCTATATCTCCATAATCTTCAAGGTCTTCGTCAGCATTAAGTGAATGAAGGAAAGCATAGAAACCGTCTGTTTTTCTTTTCTCTTTGTCTATCTTTTTATATTCCTTATTTCCATTAGGAAGATAGTCTACATAGACATTTCCAACATACCAACGCATCAACGGATCATCCCCAAAGACTAAACTCTGATTGATAAAAGCATCATCCACAATAGGTGAAAGCTTGCTGTGAGTAAAATTACCTGTTCTGCATACTTCAACTTCAAAGCCTGCTTCTTTAAGTTTTGGACTTAATATTGTGGCTCTATAGGTATCCATACATATTTTCTTTATATAATATTTTTCAGCAATCTTAATAAACCAGGCAACAACCTTTTCAGGATCAATTGATTTACCATATACCATTTCAGCTAATCCTTTTTTTAAAGCTATTTGAATAATATCTTTATTTATATTTTGAAGTTCAAGAGCCATATAGTGAATGAAAGTATGCTGCAGCCAATACCTTTTCCCTTTATATTTTAAAAGTATACCTACAGAGCAAAAGTCTCTTACATCACAAAAATCAAGACCTCCTATGGCATCTAAACCAACTAATTCTTCAGGCACTGGCTGGTTAGTAGCAAGCCTGTCTTCATAACTTGCAACTTCAAAACGAGTATCTTCAATAGGAGAATTCATTCTTTTAGTCATAAATTCAATTTTTATTTCAGGCTTTCGTTGTGCTAGGCTCCATTCCTTTAACATCTTTCTTTTTAGAACTTTATTATATGGTAATGAAGGATTAGCCTTTGTCCACATATCTGGATTGTTAGCTTCCTCTGGATTATCTAGTTTACATACGAAAGGAAATAAATTAATTTCTTCTATTTCTCCATGTAAAATAAGGTTTGCCTCTTCCTTTAAATCATCTAAAGGCCCACCTCTTACATTTCCATCCGTAGACATATGGAATTCACGGTAATCTTTTACCTTACCACCACCAGAAGTAAAAACCTTAATGGCATCATAGTTGTCATACTCGTGCTCCTCATCAAAGAGCACGCATCCTGTTCTCTTACTATCCTTTGTCCTGGCATTTGATGTATTATAAATCAATTCACTTTTAGTTGAATTATTTTTTATAAGTACCTTTGACCTATAAAAAGCTTTTTCTAATTTCTTTTTATTTTCAACACTCTCTAACACATCATAAATATCTTTAAAAGAACGTTTTGCTTGAGTCTCTGCCGTAGCAACAATATCAATATCGTAGTATTGTATGCCATGTTGTTTTGAAAGCATAAAAAAAGAGTCCCAAGAAAAGAACCCATTTTTACCACCACCACGTCCCATATAAAAAAGATATCGGTCAAATACTAAACTGTCATCCTCTTTCCACCTTAGACCAAAGATAAAACAATTAGCAAATTTTTGCCAAGGATAAAGTCCATAGGGAAAATATCTTCCTGGAATCTCTATACTGTCTTCAATCATTTTTTCATTTAAATAAATATCATCATGAGAAAGTATTCTTCTAAGATATTTAATTAATAAAAACTGTTCTTTACAAGCTGGCAATTTCCCCGATTCTATTAACTCAAAATATTCTTCTATATAAGGATGTGTTATATACTCAACGCCGTCCTTACACGTCATCACCTGTATCACCTTCTTCTGTTCGTGCCATAATATTAAGCTTATCAAGAATATCAGTCATTCGCTTTGATATTTTAGGAAGCTCTACTACAGCATCATTTCTCTTGTAAAATACTTGTGGTCCATTTTGAACATGTATCATTGCACCATATTTATCAATTGATTTTTTAAGATCTTCTTTCACATCCCAAAGCTTCATATAGTCTTCAATCAAGTCATACCAATATGCCGTGGTCATTTTATTTTTTTTTAATTGTTCATGCAAGGCACTTCGTACCTTCATTCTTATTGTGCTTCGTGCAAGTCTTGGCATGATATCCCTCCTTGTTGAATTGAAATATGAAGCTTTTTAACTAATAATTACTACATTTAAACTTGCAAAATGAATTATTCTAAATTTATTTATTCATTTTTTAATTTAACTTTCCACTAATTTTTTACATATATTTCGCCACATCCCCCCTCCTCATGTGCGAGATTGAAAAATATTTTCTCCTACTGCTACCTCCACGTTTCCCACCCCCTTCACCAAAGATCAAAATTTTTGACCGGGGGGTATCTATAAATTTCAAAAATGAATGTTTAAATATACAATTCTTCATTTAATCACCATCTTTCTTTTATATCTCGTGTAGCATATGCTACATAGACTTATTTTACTTATTTTATACATAGACTACATATAATCAATGTAGTCTATAATTTAGCTTTTTAATTTCTAATCATTTTTCTAATCTG